ACGAAGCCCTTACTCCAGAAGACCAAGATTACTTGCTCAATGCCCTAGAAGGCGATGAGCGACTAGGCACTATCTTTGATAAGGTCATGGATATTGCTGGAGAATTTGCTGGTGAAGGCGCTGTAGAAGGCCCCGGAACTGGCACATCAGATTCGATACCCGCAAGGTTGTCGGATGGTGAATTTGTTTTCACCAGAAAAGCAACTGACCAGATAGGTACGGATAAGCTTCAGTCTATGATGGACGATGCTGAACGTGCTTACGATGGCGGTTTAATGAAAAAGTACATGGGTGGTAGCATATTGACTGACGAGGAAATGGAAGACCCTAATAAGGAAGTTCATGACCAGATGTTAAGCTCTAATGCAATGCCCAGTGTACGCAGACGATAAGGCCACCCGAAAGGCCCCTTATCACTTTTAATTTTAACCTAGAGGCCACCTTGTAGTATCAAGCCCTATTCAGCAGTCGCGAGCCGAATAGCTACCTTGAAAAGACGACAAGCCCCAAAAGGAGTAGTGACGATGAGTGAAGTACAAGAAGTACAACAAGAAGAAACGGCAAACCCCTACAACATGAGAAAAGACTATGGCGGCGAAAAAGACGCTCCTTTTCAAAGTGCTGATGGAGTTTATCATGAACCTAGTCAGGCCACCTCTAAAGCAGCCCCTGATGAAGAAAACGCTAATTATAAAAAGCGATACGATGATTTAAAGAAACACTACGATACTAAGATTAACGAGTTTAAACAGAAAGAACAAGAACTTCAAGCCGAAGCTCGAATGACACAGCAAGTTGAACAGGCAGTTCGTCACGAGGATGCAGTAGAAGCAGAACAAGTTCAGGACGAGTATGTAGAAACAGCACCCGCTGTAGAGACTGATGACAGGCTCTCAGCACTTGAAGAACGTGAAGCCAAGATTGCACGTAAAGAAGCAGAACAAACTCTTTACTCTGCACATCCTGACTTTGCAGACATTCGCAAAAGTGATGAGTTCCATTCGTGGGCTAAGTCACAGCCGGAAGCTATTCAAGACTGGGTGTATAATAATCCAAACAACGTAGATTTGGCAGTCAAAGCTATTGATTTATATAAATTAGAAAGCGGTATCCAAGTTTCTCAAGGTACTTCGCAACAGTCACAAACTTCGACCAAAGCTTCAGCGGCTGATATGGTATCAACTAAAACAACTACTGTTGACGCTAAAGAAGCAAAAGTATGGTCACAACGGGAGATTGCTGCCCTGTCTATGGCTGATTACGATAAGTATGAAAAAGAAATTGATTCAGCCATTATGGAAGGCAGAGTAGTAGCTTAATTTACAATGTCTTTAAATAATAAGGAAACATAATCATGGCTCAATATTTTGAACCCTCAACAGATACAAACGCTAACTTCGCAAACTCTGTCTCTGGACAGACTAACTCGTTCTTCTTGCCAGCTATTTACTCGAAGAAGGTTCTTAACTTCTTCCGTAAAGCATCGGTTGCAGAAGCGATTACTAACACTGACTATGAAGGTGAAATCTCTGCCTTCGGTGATTCTGTACGAATCATTAAAGAGCCAGTAATTAGCGTTAGCGCTTACACTCGTGGTAGCGATACTACTGCTACTAAGCTAACCGACCAAGAAATTAGTCTGGTTGTTGATTCAGCCAATGCTTTCAAGTTCATCGTAGACGACATCGAAACTTCTATGTCTCACGTAAACTTCAAAGAAGTTGCTGCTTCATCTGCTGCTTACGCTCTGCGTGACGCATTTGATGCTGCTGTACTCGTTGCTGCTTTCGCAGGTCTTTCTGCTTCTAGCCCAGACCACGTTATTGGTTCTGACAGTGCAACTGCCGATGCAACCATGGCTCATGCTACTAACTCAGTAGACCTGACTGGTTCTGACGGCACTGGTGTTGACCCACTCGACCTTCTGGCTCGTATGGCTCGCCTGCTTGACGACCAGAACGTACCCGAAGAAGGTCGTTGGTTTGTAGCTTCTCCAGACTTCTATGAGCAATTGTCTCAGTCTGGCTCTAAGCTTCTGTCTGTTGACTTTAATGCTGGCACAGGCTCCATTCGTAACGGTCTCGTTACTTCTGGTAAGCTGCGTGGCTTTAGCATGTACAAGTCTAACAACATTGCTGATACCGATAACGCTACTGGTAAGGTACTGGCTGGTCACATGTCAGCTATCTGTACTGCACAGACTATCACTAGCACTGAGGTCATCCGTGACCCAGATAGCTTTGGTGACATCTGTCGTGGTTTGCACGTATTCGGTGTTAAGGTTATGCGACCTGAAGCACTTGTTGGTGCGTTCTACGTAACAGACTAAGTTGTATCTAAATAAGTGCGGGGGCTGTAAAAGGCCCCCAATCTTTAACAAATTAAAAGGCAAGAGAACCTATGGCAACATCCTACTTAGACTTAACCAATGAACTTCTTAGAGAACTGAATGAAGTTACTTTGACTTCCTCGAATTTTGCTTCAGCAGTAGGTGTTCAAGGCCATGTTAAAGATGCTGTAAATAAAGCATACTTTGATATTATTAATCAAGAACCTCAGTGGCCTTTCCTTTCCGCAGGAGAAAGTGGCGAAGTTGACCCCATGTACGGCAACGTATATGTAGAAACAGTTGTAGGTCAACGATATTACGAATTAAAAGCTTCAAGTGATTCCATTAAAGACGACTACGGTTCAATTGACTGGGATAACTTTTATGTAACTACAGTAGGCGTGTCAGGCGAAACGGCACCCTACGTAGGACGCAACCTCCGGTTTACCACTACAGAAGAGTGGAAAAGTTTCCGGCGTGTTGGAGAAAACTTAGATGACGCAGATACACAATCATACGGAGAACCTGACCGTGTAATTAGAAGCCCTGATGCACGTAAGTTTGGATTAAGCCCAATACCCGACAAAGTATATCGTGTTTGGTTTTATGCTTGGAATCTGCCAACAAAATTTACAAACTATAATGATGAAATAGTGTTTCCAGAAATGTATACTACTGTGCTTTTAGCTCGCGCAAGATACTTTATTCACCAGTTTAAAGATAATCCACAAGCTGCTTCATTTGCAGCAGATGATTATAAAAGGGGATTACGCAGTATGCGCTCAAATCTTATTGAGCCTACTCCGTTTTACATGACTGACGACAGAGTGAGACTCGTATAATATGGCAGCTTCACAACCTTTTGGTTTCTCTTCTAAGGGTGGTTTAAATACCAACCTAAGTGAAATAGAAATGCTTCGTCAGCCCGGAATCGCAACAGACTTGCGTAATTTTGAGGTTGACCCTGACGGCGGCTATCGCAGAGTAAACGGCTTTACGCCTTATGGTGGCGACTCAGCGGCTCGACCTAATGCTGCAAATAATGTTTTAGGTATTAAAACGTATGCAGACGGTGTAGTTGTATGTAGCGGCACAGATATTTTCTTCAGTAATGACGGAGCTACGTGGTTACAAATTAATAGAGCAGCCGTACATAGCAGTGGCGATAACTACGCAACCTTTACAGGCCGGTCAGCTTTAGCTCGAACAGGTCAAAACCACACATCTATAGCCTTTTATGAAGGTAGTAAATCAGCATATGGTGAACTGTTAATCTGCGATGGCGTAAACCTTCCTTATTATTTTTATATGACAGGAACAGGAGCTTTAACTACTCGTACATTTTATTCTAGTGAAGTAACGGTAGAAAGTACTGAGACTCCATCAATCGCAACAATCCACGGAAACCACTCTGTAGTTTCAGGAACTAGCGAAAACCCTAACCAAGTATATTACAGCCACCTCCATGAAATAGATAATTTTACTGGCACAGGCGCAGGTCAAGTAAGACTAGCCGATAAAGTAGTAGGACTAAAAAGCTTTCGTGGCGATTGTATTGTATTCTGTCAAAACAGTATTTATAGATTAGTGAACATTGAATCTAATGATGCAACCACGGCTGTAATTCCTATTACAAAAAACGTAGGTTGTCTAGACGGAAACAGTGTCCAAGAAATTGGGGGTGATTTAGTGTTTCTAAGTCCAGACGGCGTTAGAACACTTGCAGGTACTGCTCGTATTGGCGATGTTGAGTTGACCTCTGTAAGCCGCAACATCCAAAGTATTCTTACTCGTCTTGCAAATAAAATAAACACATATACAATTTCTAGCGTTGTGTTGCGCTCTAAGTCACAGTACCGCTTGTACTACAACGACTCCACTGAAGCAGCCAACATATCTAAAGGTATCATAGGTACATTCACAGGCCAAGGTTTTGAGTGGTCAGAAACAGAAGGCATTGAAGCTCCCGCAGTTGATAGTGGATTTTTAATTAACGGTGTAGAACAAATTGTTCACGGCGACAATGACGGTTATATTTATAATCACGATACTGGAACTGTGTTTTCATATCTTGGTTCTGATGCTAATGTAAAAGCAGTTTATGAAACTCCTTACTTAGATTTTGGAGACATGGGTACACGAAAGACTTTACAATACGCAAAGATTTCTGTAACTCCAGATAGAGACGCAGGGGGTTTCGCACAGCCTACATTAGAAGTTAAATTTGATTTTGAAGATAGTTTGGTGCAACAGCCGCCTACTTACACACTAGATGCAATAAGAAGTGGTGCAACTTTTGGCACTGCTGTTTTTGGAGAGGCTTTTTTTGGTGCTGTTGATAATCCTTTATTACGTCAGCCAATCCAAGGAAGCTGCTACACAAGCAACTACACAATACGCACCGATGACCAGCTTTCATCTTACACAATTAACGGCCTATACTTAAATTACGTCCCAGCAGGCAGGAGATAACCCAGATGGCAGGAACAAGTTATACACGACAAAGTACAATAGCAGACGGTAATTTAATCGCTGCTTCGCTTTTTAATAGCGAATACAACCAGATTGTAAATGCTTTTGCATATGCTACTACTGGAACTACCGGCCACACACATGACGGAAGTGCAGGACAAGGCGGTGCAATTGCAAAGATAGGCGACCAAGATTTTAAAAACAAAATAGAAGTTAGCGCAACTAACAATCGTATTGAGTTTTACTCCGAGGTTGGTGGCGCTCCTGTAGAGCAGGTACGTATTCAAGACGGAGCTATTGTTCCGGTCACAGATAGTGATGTAGACCTCGGCACAACTTCTGTAAGATTTAAAGATGCCTTTGTTGATAGTGTAACTGTAACTAATAACATTGTAGTAGCAGGAACTGTAGATGGTCGTGATGTAGCTGCTGACGGTACTAAACTAGACGGCATTGAAGCTTCTGCCACCGCAGACCAAACAGACGCAGAGATTCGCGCAGCCGTAGAAGCTGCTACAGATTCTAATGTGTTCACAGACGCTGACCACACAAAGCTCAATGCGATTGAAGCTTCCGCAGACGTTACAGATACAACAAACGTCACCGCCGCTGGCGCACTAATGGATTCTGAAGTAACTAACCTAGCACAGGTTAAGGCTTTTGATTCTTCAGATTACGCTACAGCAGCCCAAGGCACTACAGCAGACGCTGCACTACCCAAGTCTGGTGGTGCTATGACTGGAGCTATTACAACTAATAGCACCTTTGATGGTCGTGATGTTGCTACTGACGGAACTAAGCTCGATGGTATCGAAGCTAGTGCGGACGTTACTGATGCTACTAACGTAACAGCCGCTGGCGCACTAATGGATTCTGAAGTCACCAACCTTGCACAAGTTAAAGCCTTTGACTCTTCTGATTATGCTACGGCTGCTCAAGGTACTCTAGCTGCTGCGGCACTTCCAAAGTCTGGTGGAACCATGTCGGGTGCAATAGCAATGGGAACCTCCAAAATTACTGGAGCAGGCGACCCAACCGCTGCTCAGGACGTAGCTACAAAAGCTTATGTAGATGCTAATATCGGCGGAGGCGGAGGCGGTGAAACCCTTCAACAAACATTAGCTATTGGGAATACTACAACTACCGACACTAAAATTCAGTTCCGTGACACAGGTTTGTACATTAACTCTAGCGCAGACGGCCAACTAGACATCGTTGCGGATACAGAAATACAGATAGCCGCTACTACAGTTGATGTAAATGGCATTTTAGATGTCTCAGGTAACATCGTAGCAGGCGGTACGGTTGATGGTGTTGATATTGCAGCAAGAGATGGCGTACTAACTACCACTACAACTACTGCAAATGCGGCGCTTCCTAAAGCCGGTGGTGCTATGACCGGAGCTATAACAACTAATAGCACGTTTGATGGGCGAGACGTAGCTACAGACGGCACAAAGCTAGATGGTATTGAAGCCAGTGCAGACGTTACAGACACAGCTAACGTCACAGCCGCTGGTGCTTTGATGGACAGCGAGCTAACAGCTATTGCGTCTGTTAAGGCGTTGAATCAAGGCGTAGCCACTACAGACAGCCCTGCCTTTGCTGGCCTAACTGTTGACACAACCACCCTAGCAGTTGACTCCACAAACAATCGCGTGGGCATAGGGACTGCATCGCCTAGCACTATATTAGATGTACAAGGTGCTGCTGCTCGTATTCGTATCTCAGACACCGACACTGCTGGAACCACAGGCATAGAGTTTGTAGACAGTGGCGGCACAAAAGATGCTGAAATCGAAGTGGGCAATTCAACACAATATCTTGCATTCAAAACTGCTACAGCAGAACGCCTACGCATCACAGGCGATGGTGTTGTTGAGTTTAAGGCAGGCATTACAGAAGACGCTGTAACGCTCACAGGAACATCCACTACTATTGACCTAGCAACTGCTACTAACTTCGTACACGACCTCACAGGCGCTACTACTTACACATTTAGCAACCCAGCAACCACAGGCAATGCTACAGCGTTTACGCTAAAGATTATTCAAGACTCTACAGCCCGTACAATTACATGGCCTGCTAGTGTTGACTGGGCAGGAGGCACAGCGCCTACGCTTACAGCAACAAACAACGGTGTAGATGTTTTTGTGTTCTATACCATTGATGGTGGTACAACCTATTACGGCTTTACAGCTGGACAGGCGATGGCATAATGAGTACGGTAGCTAAAAAGTTATTGAAGGCTGAGACTGCTGCTGCTGTTGCTGCTACGGTAGGAGTTACAGGTACGTCTGCTAAACTGACAACTGTAGATATTTCTGACCCTACTTCAATGTCTGTTTTAGATACTGATACGGCAGGTCTTGAAAGCGGTGTTTTTAACGCAGTCGTAGATGATAATCAAATGTATACAGCAGCGCAAAATACCGATTCTGTTAATTCTTACGACTTGTCCAATTCTTCTGCTATTAGCCACTCAGACACACTAACAGACAATACTAATTTAGACGGTGCTTATGGCATG